TAAAGGAAAGTCATGCGTGATGGAAGTTATGTCATTGTAGATAGGCTGTGTGAGGCAACCACACAACTGCTTGAAATAATTAAAAAGCAGGAAGAAATCATTGAGCAGTGCAGAATATCGGATGAACTGCATAAGGAACTCGATGATATGAAAAACGACGTGGATCAGAAGATGGATTTAATTGAGTATGATTTGAGATCATACAGACGGGAGCGTGAAGAATGATAGATTTTATCGTGAAATATTGGATCGAGTTTCTTTTTGGATTGATAATCAGCGGAATGGGCGTGATGGCGAAGCTGATGTACAATCAGCACTTAAAAAACAAAGCCATTGACAAGGGCGTAGAAGCTCTTTTAAGAAATGGTATCGTTCAGACATACAATAAGTGGTCTGAGAGGGGTTACTGCCCCATATACGCACGAGAGAACGCCACAAGGATGTATGAACCTTATCACATACTTGGTGGAAATGATGTTGCGACAGACTTAATCGAAGATTTGAAAGGGCTGCCGACAGAACCGCAAAAGAAGAAAGAGGGTGTAGAAGATGATACTTAAAATTCTTATAGGTTTCGCTCTCGGTTATATTGCAGCTTGCGTGACATTTTACATCCTACAGAAAAGGGAGCGTAGGCGGAGAAAAGAGAAGAAAAAGAAAGTAAGCCTGAACACCTATGCAAAGGTAGCCACTACTGCGGTATTGGCTCATGGGATGATCCTTACATCGTGTTCTTATATCCTCTCATGGATAGGTATGGATCCGGTGGTGGATGTATCAAGCACAATCGTCAAAGAAATCGTAGCTCCATTGGTGGTTTACCTTGGAACAAATACGATTATGAACATCTTTGAAAAGAACAAACTCAGTTTTTCAGTACCAATCAACAGCACCGTCATAAGCAAAGACGGAACCACACACAAAGCCTCTGATGATGAGGCAGTAGGATAGGAGGTCATATTATGACAATGGAATTTTTAATTGTAGCACTGTTCGCAGTATCATTACTCACAAACCTTACCGTTGAGGGAATCAAGAAACTTCTGGATAAGAAATCGGTTGACTACTCATCAAACGTGATGGCAGCAGTTACCGCAGTCATTATCTCCGTGGCACTGTCCGCTGGGTATCTGATTTACACAGAAACGATGCTTAACGCAAAGATTGGCGTTGAACTTATTGCCCTTGCGTATCTTAGTTTCTTAGTTGCCACGAACGGATATGACAAAGTTATTCAGGCAATCAAGCAGATCAAACAGATTGGAAACCAGTAAGAGAATATTATTCAGAGCCATGAGCCGGATGTGAATTAACACACCCGGCTCTTTCTTTTTAAGGAGGCACGGATCATGGCATTGAAAGGTACGACAGCACAGGAGAGGGCATGGAACTTCTTTTGTGCTAAAGGATTAAGCCATTACGCCGTAAGTGGTGTCATGGCAAGCATAAGAGCCGAGAGCGGATTCAATCCTCACAATCTGCAGAACAGTTGTGAGAAAAAGAGCGGGTATACAGATGAAACATATACCGCTGCGGTAGACAACGGCAGCTATGGGAACTTTGTCCGGGATTCCTACGGCTATGGGTACGCACAGTGGACCTATTGGAGCAGAAAACAGAATCTTCTCAATTTTGCCAAGAAGAAAAATAAGTCCATCGGAGACGAAGAGATGCAGTTAGAATTTCTGTGGGAGGAATTGACCGGATCGTACAAAGGGGTTCTTACAAAACTCAAAGCCGCAAAATCCACACAGGAAGCATCCAACATTATCCTGACCGGATATGAAAAGCCGAAAGATCAGGGGCAAAAGGTAAAGGCAACCAGGGGATCTTATGCCAAGGAATATTATAACCAGTTTGCAGTGAAAAAGGAGGAAAAGACAATGAAAGTAATTATCGGAAGTGCAAGAAGAGATGAGAACGGAAAGTATGCCGGAGGCAAGCCGGGAGATCAGGATGGCGTAGAGGTAAGCACACAGAATTATTATGTTCATACCAAAGGATGGTATATGTTCCGCTTCCTGAGTGACGAACACGCAAATAAAGTTGCTAAAGCAATGTGGGATGCCTGCATGAACAACAATATCGGCTACTGTCAGGCACACAGATCCATTATGGCAATGCTTAAAAAGTACGGCAACATGAAAGCAATCGGAGAAAAGACAGAAACAGATTGCAGCGACCTCGTAAGAGGTTGTATCTATGAGGCAACCGGCATTGACGTGGGAGCTTTTAGCACCGCAACGGAGCCGTCAGTATTAGAAAAATCAGGCCTGTTTGCTAAAAAAGTTTCCGTTACATCTGCAACCGTCCTTAAATCAGGAGACATTCTGGTTACAAAGAGCAAAGGGCATACTGTTATCGTTGTTTCCGTAGGCGGATCCGCCCCAAGTGGAAGCGCATCAACATCCAAACCGGCAGTGTCTGGCAGTACAGCAAAGGTTGAGAGTGCAAGAAGTAAAGATGCAGCAATCGCCGGAAAATACAAAACTACTAGCAATCTGTACCTGAGAGTTGGAGCCGGCACCGGTAAAACTGCAATCACTTTAATGCCAGCCGGATCATCGGTACAGTGTTATGGTTACTACACAACCTACAACGGAACACGTTGGTATTATGTGGCATATGGAGACAAAACCGGATTCTGTTCATCTGCATATTTACAGAAAGCCTAAAGCGATGTAAGATGGTATAAAATCGAAAAGGACTTCGTTGGTAATATGCCCATAATATACAAATGAAAGCAAAAACCGCATAAACACTGAGACCTTGTGCTACTGATATATTTTATATGAGCAAAAAATAACTTCAGGTTTACCAAAATGATGACAGACAGGAAATTTGATATTTTTGTAACAAAGGCATCAATATCTCTCCCATAATTCCCATAAATTTATAGTATTAAAATTTCATGATACTTATAAAACAGTTCCGATTTTCTTTCGGATTTCTCCTATAAGTAAGACAATAATTATTTTTATACAAACCAGCTTATTCGTGGTAGAATAAAACCACAGATAAGCTGGTTGTTTGTTTTGGAAGGAGAAATACATGGGGAAATTGCGTATAAAGCGGCTTTTGGCAATGCTTGC